TTGCACATCATTCGCTTGCGACGCTTGCGTATCCATTTGTGCGGGTTGGGCAGCATTGTTTCCTTTCCGTTGTTGGTTTTTACGTTCATTCAGGGCGCGGCGAAGTTCTGCGGCCTGTGCGATTGCCTCGGCCTTCCTCCGCTCCAGATCTTTTTTGATCGCCTCGTATTTGGGCGAATCCTTCGACACGCCAGGCGTTGTCCCCATGCTTTCGGCAGCACGCTCGGCGCGGCGAACCGCATATTCAGCAAGATCCAGCCGCCCAGCAGCCGCCGCAACATCAAAGATCGCCCTCGCCTCTTCACCGGTGAGCGTGGGTGTTGTTACGGCGTCATAAATCGCCCACTCCAATGGCGTTTTTCGGCGACGATCGCCGCCTCGCATCCGGCCATCCTCGATCTCGTTGGTAGTCGCATCCCGCTCTTCTGTCAGGGATTGTTCGATCGCATCGAAATCAAACGTCGCAGCAGGCACCGGAGCGGGCGCAGGGGGCGGCGATGCAGCAGGCGCAGTCTGCTCGCCTCGTGCTGTGTTCAACAAACCGGTGCGCGTGATGTTGTCGCGCTCTGATTGAAGCTCAACAGCCTTTGCCGGATCCGCAGTCTGGATTTCCTTGTCGATCTCTGAAACACGATCCAGCGCCGTGATGCTCTTCGGTTCGTACAGTGCCTGCTCGGCTTCTGTCTTCTTATCGTCCGGCTGCTCAGCAGGAATCCCAAGCACTTCGGAAGCTGCAGCAGCCGGCGGCGCCATGTTCGCGTGCCCAAGCATCGCCTCACCAACAGGGGTGTCGGCCGGCTTGTCGATCGCCTGGCCCTTCGCATTCAGCACGGCGTTGTAGCCACCGCCACCGGCGCCCATCGCTGCGCCAGTGATCAGGCCCATTGCTGCCTGATTGCCAACGCCATCCATGAGCGGCTTGCCGGTAGCGAAGTTCTGCCACATCTGTTCTTGGGCAGACTGCGGCATTTCCTCGAACAAGCCTTCGGAAACGCCGGCCTCGACCATCTGGCGAACGAACCCCTTGGTCGTTGCCTGCCCGGTCTGGCTTGCGAGAATGGTATCGATGTCGCCAATACCAAAGCGCTGGGCCAGCTTGCCACCGACGAAGCCAAGAACGCCGGTCACGGCACCGGCACCAGTGGCCGCTGCCGATTGCATTGGCGTCAGCAATCCATCCTTGTTGTCGGCGCGGATCTGCTCGGCGGTCTGTCCGGCCGTGATCGCACCTTCGCCAATCGCGCCAGCGATCACCGGCGCCAGCTTGGGCGCAACCTTGAGGACGCCCCGGGCAATACCGGCACCGCCCAGCATGGAAGGGATTGATTCACCAACCGCGGTTGCGATGGTCGACGGCCGCTCGATGGCGCGGCCAAGGGTATCTACGAATCCATCCGCCTGGCCAACGTAGTTCTTGTCGGCGCGTGTCTGCTCGGAATACATCTGATCGAGCATCTGCTGCGCTTCGTTCGGGCGATACCCGACTTCCTCGAGCGCCTTTCCAACACGGCCGCCAGTGGGAATATCAGCGATACCAACAACCGCTTGCGGAAGACCGACAGCGCCCTTGAGCGCCGTTACGCCGACATCGCGGGCAATATCCGCAACACTTCTTGGCTTGGTTGGCGCGGCCTGGCCACCGCCGAACAGGTCTTCGTCAGAAAGAAGATTGCCCGTTGCGGGCGCGCCGAAGATCTCATCGTCGGTAAGCAGCTTGGTCATGGCTCGGTCCATCAGAAAGACGAACCGAGATTGCCATGCTTGCAGCCAATTACTTCACAAGCTCCCAGCCATTGCCGCGCCACACGGCCTTGCCCTTCGGCGTATCGTAGGCTTTGCCGACCTCGCGCTGATCGACCGGGGGAAGCTGTGACGAGGCAGCAGCCGGCGCGCCGGCTTGCGGGAACAGATAGGACATTGCCGAATCGGTTGCCTTCTTGGCCGCATCGGGCGTGCCCATCGATTGCAGCGCCTTGCCGTAGATCTCCGCTCTGATCTTCTCAGGGGAATCCGCCTTGCTCTGCGTTGCCATGCGCAGTCCATCGGCCTGATTCTTCGCCAGCCCGGCCTGGACGTAGGCATTGGCCAACTTGACCTCGGCCGGCGCCGATTTGTCGATTTCCGGCACCGCCTTCATGATTCCAGTGCGCACGGCCTCGAGCTGGGCTGCCGTGGCATTCGGATTGTTCTCTTTGTAGAGCGCGACACCGGCATCGGCTGCCTGTTTTTTCGCCTTCTTCTCTTCCGCAGCCGTAGACTGCGTAATCCCGAGACGCTTTTCTTCCCGCGTGTCCTGACGATCCCAGCCCTCACGCTGGAATTCCTTGTCGTCGCTCCGCTCGCGCACCCGGTCGTAGTGCTTCAGGTAGTCGTCGAACTTGCCGGCGCTGAGCATGGACCCTTCCAGGCGCATCGCGTCGACCAGCGCACCCTGGATGTTCTGCGGCGTCAGCGGCAGGCTGCCAACCTTCTTGCCGTTCTTGTCGTACTTGACGCCCTGATCGCCCTCGATCTTGATGGTATGTCCATCACCGAATGGGCCATCCGTCGCGTCGTTGTACTGCGGCAGGTACTTCTTCAGCGTTCCCACCGGGTCAGCCTTCGCCGCATCGAAGATGCCACGCCAGCGCTGCATGTACGCATCCTGCGCGGCCTGCTCGGAATCGGCACGGTCCTCGCGCTTGTCCTGGCGCTCGGCATTCTTGAGCTGCATCCCGGTCAGGCGCATGCGCGCCCCCTGCTCTGGCATGCCTGCCTGCTCATAGGCATTGGCAATACCATCCATCTTCGCGCGTTGCGCGGCGGACTCGGCACCAGAACGGCTATCGAAGGTCTTGTCGCCCACGTTGAAACCGGCCTTTTGCGTCTGAATCGCTTCCGCTATCGCCGGGTTCTGCTGCAGGTACTCCGCTGCAGTTTGCGGACCGCCTTCCTGGGGAACGAAATTCGCCTCCAGGTTCTTCTGCGCCTCTTCACCGCTCGCCTGCTCGGTAATGGTCGGTGCCTTGCCAGCAGCTTCGGCAAGTGCCTTTTTCAGTTGCCCTTGTTCATACATTTCTCGCCAGTTGCGACCAACAGTAGCCCCGGAAAGAAAACCAGCAGCAAAACCGCCAATAGACATGTCACACCACCTTTTCCATGCTGATCCCCAGCTTGTCGTATCGAACTGCCATCATGTCGCCGTCGATCCTGACCACGGCTTCAGGGAATTCGTCAATCACGTCTTGAGCCATCACGCCGATGTAGCGCTGCGGGATGCCGATATAGTTGAATTCGTACTTCGGCAAGCCGTTCGGGTACTCGCCAATCCGGATAATGTTTTCCTTCATCCTGCGATCGGATGCGAAGAGCGAGCCGGCCACGCCAAGAACGGTGCCAAGCGCATTGCCGCTGTTCTGGTTCTTGGCGTTGTAGACGCTGGTCTGCGAATTCAGAATGCTACCCAGGCCACTGATCGCCATCTGCTGCCCACTCATCGTCGTGTTGTTCGCGCTGGACTGGTTGCCAAGGATCTGATTACCAGGCTGCATCGCATTTCCGACAGCAGAGTTTCCGGCATTGGTCGCCAGGCTATAAGCGCCCTGCGATGCACCGGTCAAGCCGCGATACAGGCCGGCAACGTCCATCTTCTTCGCCCAGCTGGTCGCCTCGTCCTGCTTGCGCATGCCGTAGTTCTGCGCTAGCAGCCCACGCGCCTTGTCGATACCTTCCCCACGGGTCGCATTGGCAGCCGAGGCAACAGCACTCGCCTGGGAAACGCCCTGCGCCGCGGCAATCTGCGCGATCTTTTCCGGCGACCAACCAAGGCGGATTCCTTCGCGCATGAGCATGGATGTATTGGCCGACTGACCACCGCGCGTATCGGCAACGGCACGCCCTACGCTGTCCTCGATGTCCTGCTTGCGCGCCTCATAGACGCCAGTATCGCCACCGGTGATCAAGGCTCGATCGGCCGCGTCCTGCGCCGCCGTTGGATTGGTCATCGATTCCTGATTTAGCGCGTCCTCGACCGGGCGCTGACGCGAAACCATGTAGTTGAAGTAGTCGTCGCCCTGCGCCTTCTGCTGATTCATCAGGCCAAGCTGGGCGTCAATGACGGGCTGCGCGACCGCCATTTCTCGCTCGAATTGCGCCTGCCCCTGGGCCATCTGTTCGCGGCCAAGCTGAGCGCCGATCTGCGCAGCTTCTGCCGATGCGTTCGCCATCGGCGTGTAATCCGGCGCCGCGGAATCCTTCTTGTAGTAGCGCGCCGCAACGAACGGGTCAGCAGCCCCGCCGCGCATCGCCTCACGAACTCTTGACCAGTCCATTACCTATCTCCTAGCCACCGGCACCGGTCCGGCCACATAACCAAGACTTGCAGATCGCCGCCGTCGTCGGCAGCCGACCGCATGACAAACTCTTCTTCGAACCCAAGGTGCTTGTCGAAAGCGATCACCTTGGGCTTGCTCACCGGAACAAGGCCGGTAAGCCTCTTCAGTCCGCACTGGCGGAATGCGTAGTCGCACACCGCCCGAAACAGATCAACAATTTCGCGCACCGGTTTGGCAATCGCGATATGGCACGTCGCATTCACGCCGTTGAAGTTGTCGAACACGACGCCAGCAACAATCTCACCGCCTGCTTCAACCCCCATCGCGTAGAATCCGCCGCCCCATTGAACACCTTGCTCAACCTGGGCGGCCACCCAATCACCGATGCGGAATTTCTCGTTGATCACAAGCATTGGGCAACAGTGCCATGCTTTCATCGCAGCCAACATGGTCCTTGTGGTTGATGGCACGCATAGTTACCCGATGAGCTCATTCACCTTGGCAATCACGTCTGCCAGAGTCGCGGTTTCGGGCAACGGCTCAATACGCACGCCGCGCTGGCCAGCCAGAATCTCGAAATTCTCCTTGAGCGCTGCTAGAACAGCGCGCGTCTGCGGATCAAGCCCTTGCGGTAGCTGCGGGATAGCCCGGAATTTCATGGTCATGGCGACACTTCCTTCAACCAGATTGCTATTTCAGCAATCTTGCTGTTATTATTAGAGCATATGGGAAAATTCATTGATCTCTCTGGCTCAAGGTTTGGCAGTCTTCTGGTTGAACAGCGAGCAGAAAATGTCGGAAAACAGACGATGTGGCTCTGTCGTTGCGACTGCGGAAAAAAATCCATCGTGAACGGGTACGACCTCAAAAATGGGCACACAAGGTCGTGCGGATGCAGACGCGCTGCATCCGCTGCGGAATCCTTCTCCACTCACGGTTGTACGCGAGGAAAACGTCCGACGCCGGAATACATGATATGGTCGGCGATGAAGTCCAGATGCCAAAACCCGAATTCTGGGCAGTGGCAAAACTATGGAGCAAGGGGAATACGGGTATGCGTTAGATGGCAGTCTTTCGACGCTTTTTTCTCTGACATGGGAAGCAGGCCAAGTCCTGACCACAGTCTCGATCGCGTCGACAACTCGGCAGACTACAGCCCGGAAAATTGCCGATGGGCAACGGCGCTCGAGCAGGCAAACAACAAGCGTAACAACGTACTTCTGACCGTTGACGGGGAAACAAAAACACTTCCATGCTGGTCTCGATATACTGGTATATCCGAGTCCACAATCCGCCGAAGACTCGATCGTGGATGGTCTATAGAAGATGCAGTTCGCAAGCCGGCACGCCATCTAAACCTCTCGCAGTCCTGATGGTGTAGTGCTTATTTTTAAGTACCTGACACGCACATTTCCGGAAAGCTGGTGTGAGAAGACATCCTTCTTGTACCCGGCCGGCAGCCGGAACATCTGTCCGGAAACAACCTCCAGCGCAGCAATCACATTGTCGTCTTTGTCCAGCAGCGTGTAGTTCAGAAACTCGCTGACTATTGGCAGTTCCTCAATGCCGTTCGCACCATTGATGGGATCCGTGTTGAACCCAACCTGATTGAGCGCACCAACCGCCGTACCGGCACTAACAACAGCCTGGTTAGAATCGATGACGGCCTGCCGAAGAGCATAGGCTGACTGCACTTCCGTCTGTGACATCGTGCCAATCCACTCGATCAACCCAGCGCCAAAATTCACCGGGTTTGGCAGTTCGATCTGCTTGGATTTCCAGACGAAGACATTGCGCGATCCGTAGAGGCTGTCGTACTGATAGACCTCCTTCTTGACCGTGTAGAGCTCGCCATTCATCGGGTCGACGTAGAGCGTATTCGCATCAGCCTCTAGGCTGGTGGTCATCTTCCCTTCCAGCACATCGATGCGCAGCAACTGGGTCTGGGATCCGTCAGTCGGCAGGTACAGCAGATACAGCCGGCCATTCGATGAACGGCAAACCATCGTTCCAGGATTTAGTTCGGACCAATCGACTGCCGCGAAGATGTCGCGGGTAACAATGTTGTTTCCAGCCAGGCCGATGTACGCCAGGCCATGCTTCGTGGCAAAGACAACGCCATCACCAACGGAACACACAGAGCCTTTCGACAGGCACGGCCAGATGTCCGTCACGGCCTGCATGGTCACAACATCGGGCGTGACGCCATCAGCCACATACGGGCGCGTCTTGGTACAAACCACAACGGTCGTGCCGAACGCGGCAATCCCGACGATTTCCGATTCCGTGTTGTAGCGGTATGCCAGCGGCCAGGCGTGCGGCTGGTATGGCTCGGAGAACAGCAGTTGATTCTTCCTGAACGCTGCCATAGCGCCATTCGGCAGCGAGATCATCCCCTTGATGTCAGTCGGCGCTACCAGCCAGCCGTCCGTGATCAGGTCATCGCCAAGCATCGCAGCATCGAGCGTTGTGTCCACCCAATCTGATGCGGATGCCGTGCGCTCTGCCACCAACTGGAAGCCTGATAGGGTGCCGGCCGTCCGATACAGGCGCTGCTTCAGCGTGCCGGTGTTGTAGTTCACCGCGCGATCGTTCGTTGGCGCGGCGGAAAATCCGCTCAGCGTCCAGGTTGCATCAACCTTTCCAGTGGTCAGCGCAGAAACCGGCGATGGCGCCGACTCTTCGCCGATGTCGTTGATGAAGGTGTAGAGGTAGAAGCGTGAAACCATCGCGCCGGTACCGCCCGCCTGCACAACCCCAAGGGCTGTTACCGGCGCCGGCATACCAAGCGCCCAATCGGTCGTGCCGAACAGGGAGAACTTCGCGTAGCGCGGGCAGGTATCACCGGTCCAGTAGTAGCGCGCCTCAACGTCTGGCGACTGCGACCCCTTGGCCACATCCACGTCGACCGGCCAGGTTCGCCACTTCTCCGTCGTGCCATCCCAGGCACGATAGGCGGCGAATTTCTGTTCGACCACCAGCGGGTAATGCACAGCATAGGGCTTCTTGGTCGGTCGAATCTCGCCCGAGGTCAGGGAAACGTTTTGCGCGATCTGAGCCGCCAAATCCGGCAGTAAGCGCTCTGACGTTCGCGGGATAATCCCCAGGAAGCCGGTGATCTTGTGGCCGCTCACTTGATCCTCACAAACCTTGGCGAGAACTGCAGCATGGCCATCCCTGATTTCTTCTCTCTGATCAGGTCGTCAAGTTGCCAGCCGAAATTGAACATGATCCCAAAATCTCCAACCAGCTTTTTGACGCACTTCCATTGCCAGCAATTGACATCCGTAACGCACCAGAACGTTCCGGTGATCCCGTTGTTTCGATTCACCTGAGAGTTGCCGCTTGACCAAACGCAAGTAATGCCGTGGCAGTAGTAATACCCGAGGACATCAATCCTGAACCCGTAGAGGCTGTTGCGGTATAGCCACAACAGATGCCGCAGATAGGCCGGGTATCCAGCGCATCGGCTGGCGTGCCCGTCGTCGCCATCGAGGCTATTGTCTGGGGTGTCGAACCAGGACAGCCACAGCGGAAGACGCGGCCCCACGCCACTCGAACTATTGTTGTTGGTCGGACCAAACCGCTCTTCGGCCAAGAGCGGAAGCAGCGGCGTCACCAGCCATGCAACAACCTGCATCATGAAAAGAGACGGGAGCAAAAACAGATAGGTCACGGCGCAAGTTCCAGGAGGCGCTGATTGTCCGAAACCATCTTGTTCCGGAAGGACTCAACGGCGGCCGTTGTTCCCTGCGTGACCCGCGCATTCTCGACCAGCAATACCGGCATCCACGCCATCGCACAGCCGTGCTCATCGAGCTCATCCCCGGTATTCGGGTTGCGCCCACGAAGCTGCACGAACCAGGCGCAGCGGTGCACAGCGCCATCCTTTGCTTCTTCGCACTTGTGGCCCAGCGGGCAGGAGAGAATGGTTTGCATATCAATCCTTCTGGCAGATGATCAGATCGACATAGCGCGGAGTCCAGTTGGTTGAACTCGAACCGTTATCAGTAGTTGCAGAGTGGGTATGACTAGCGCTTGCACCGCCAGTGTTGCCGCTATGGGTATGGTTTGCCGTTGATCCTGATGTTCCAAGGTCGCCAGATCCAGCTGTTCCAAAACCAATATCGTATTGGTAATAGATCTGAGACAAGCCCCATGAAGGCCCGCCCGGGGAGCCTGCTGGTAGTGTTCCGCTGTGGGAGTGGCTACCTATATAGTGGATATGGTCAGCACTCATTCCTCCAGTGCTAAAACCATGCGAGTGGTCGGCGCTCTGATTGCCAACGGTAACGACATGGGTATGCGATGGCACCACATCGTTCAGAATCGGCGAATGAGATCCGCCAACCCCTGCCCCGGCCGTCTTGACGACGCGCAGCATGCGATTGTCGGCATTGTCGCTAACATCCTGAGTCCAGCCGACCGGCGCTGACGCCTGGGCGAACACCAAGCGCGTCCCGGCTGCAAAATTGGTGTAGTCAGTACCTGGAACCGCCGCAGAGTACGCGCCCCCACCGGTGCCTTTGATCAGGCCCGCTACCGAAGCAAGCGGCGCAACCGAAGCGGCAGCGGAAGCTGCAGACGCGGCAGCAGAATTTGCCGAGGCGGCAATGTCATTCACGGTCTGCGCTATGAGACGACAGGCAACGCCGGTTGAACCCGATGACCAGGCGCGGCAGTTGGCATCCGTGACACCGCTGATCCCTGCGGCTGACCCGCGAATGATCGTAACCACGTTGGACCAGGTATCGCGCCGCGTGACCTTGACTATTTCCAGGTTGTTCGAGGCGTCGAATAGCGTGGCATAAGACCAGTCGGACCCAGAACCACCGTTATTGACCACCGGGAATTTCGAAGCATCCGTCAGCGTCATGCTGGTGATTGCCGGGCTGTTCGTGAGCGATGCGGCAAGGGTCGTTGCTGCGTTGTCTGTAACCTTCAGTTGCCCCATGTTCAGGCTCCCTTAAGCATGGCGATGAATTCCGTTTTTGCCTGTTCGGAACGGCCGCTATTCACATGCTCATCGTCGGTGAATTCCACGACGCCGACACAGTAGGCGGCCAGTTTTGGCAGGAGGTCATCGCCCACGGTGATTGATGTTCCTGCGTCAGTAATCTCTGCTGGTGATTCGACCCAACGGACCTCGATCGACTGGCTGCCGTCCGCGGGCGGATACACGATGAAACTCTTGTCGTCGCCCACCTGTGGCGACCAGTTCTGCAAATTGCCTGCGCTTCCTGACATCCATCCTGGCTTGAACGAGGACAGCAGATCGAGGTCAGCCATCGGATAGCCGACCACGGCCACAAACTGACGGCAGCGCGTGTAGGAAAGCGTTTGCAGATACCCGTCAGCCAGCGTGAAATCGCTGACCTTCTCGAAGCGCTTGGGATCGGCACCGCAAACGATGTCGAGGCCATCGGATAGCGCCTTCAGGATTCGTGGATCCTCGACCCGGTAGATCGGCCCCGTGTCGTTGATGGTGTCGCGGACGCGATCGATTACTTCTTGGCCAGTGAAGCTCATCAGCACCACCTTACGCGGCCGGCGATGCGGCCACGCCCATAGGAACGCGCGGCCTTCAAGGTCGCACGCTCGATGTCGATCTGGAAGTTCGTCGCTTCGCGCATCGCAATATCCGGCGCGTACCAATCGGTGCGCGGATAGAGCATCAGCATCGACTTGGCCCCGGACACCAGAGAATCGCGGTATTCCAACGCCAGGTTGTCCGGCAGCCCGGTCGACGACTCGGACGGCTTTACCGAGATCCGGAACTTGATCCCCGTTTCTGCTGCTGCAGTTGGAAGCGGGTAAAGGCGAACGATGCCGGGCACGTCCTGAATGATCGCCTCGGGCGTGCCGGTATGCGCATGCCAGTCATCGCCGTACTCGCGCGCCATCTGGTCGCCGGTGAATACGCTAAGTTCCTTGCCGTCATACCAGGCGTCTTCGACACGGACCAGAGACAGCGATGAATCGCCGGTATCAATGGTCACTTCGTCCTGATCGGCAGCAACGGCAGCCGGATCCGTCGTGATCCGCCACGCCCTCGAGTCATTGAACAGCCTTTGCGCCGCGCGCAATAGTTCATGCTCGGCAACCGGCGAAGGACATCCGCGAACGTGCGGAAGCACGTCCGGGAGCAGCGCGGACCAGAGGACGGTCATGCTTACTTGGCCTTACGCGGCTTCTTGTGGGAAGGCGGCGTGTTTTCCTCGATCGGAAGACCACCGGCAACGGGTTCATCTTCGACCGGAGGCTGTTCAGGAATGGAGGCAGGATCCACTTCCGCGCCACCAGCCATTTGCTGATCGTCGTCGTCGTCCTCTTCGTCGCCGCCTTGGCTGCCAAAGATCGCTGCGGCGCTCTGGAAGTCGGCTTCGTCGGCCGGCAGGAATTCGTCACCCAGGCCAAACAGGTATTGAATAGCGCCTTCGTCATTGACTTCGGCAACGAGTCGGCCTTGGTCATCCTTGGAAAATTCGTATGTCTTGCCCTTGAGCTCGACACGAACCTTTCCGTCACGACGCGGCTTGATAGTGGTTTCAATCTTCATGGTGTGGTTCTCCAACAAAAACGGGGGCGTTCTGAGCGCCCCCGCTTATTGCCCTCTCGGGAAATCCTACGAGGGAGAATTGCCGATTAGGGCATGTGGTACCAGACCGTCACGCTGAGCGTGCCGGCAGCCGGCGTAGTCGGCGCGGTCGTGACCTTGAGGCCGATCTTGCGATCGCTCTGGGTCGGATTGACCTTGGCCATGTTGTTGAGCGTGCGGGTCAGCGCCTTGTCAAACGCCGTGGCAACTGCGGTGCTGGTATCACCCCAAGCGCCACCGCCATCATCGGCGGCCGAGGACAGGTTGGCAGCGGAGCCATCCCAGATGCCGACCTGATAGACGCCGGCACCGGCGCCGGAATCAAGGTCATCGGCATCGACGCGCACTTCGAGCGGAACGCAGCCAGCCGGCAAGACGCCGATCTGGCCGATGGTGTTGAGCGCCAGATCGCCAACCGCCATCGCAATGCTGAAACGCTGCGCGACAACTTCCTTGCCGGCCGGGAACGGGATCGGCTTGCGGCCGATGATGAAATCATTGCTGTTGGTGAAAGACATTTCCTAGCCCTCCAATTAGCGGGAAGCCGCGGCGGTGTCGAGAGAGAACACGCCGAAGTCCTGCATGCCGACGTTGTCGACGTTGAAAGAAACCTTCTTGATGCCGAAGATCGAGGACGTGGAGATCACCACCTTATCGCCGTTGTCGCGCGTTTCTTCGAACCAGTCGAAGCGCAGATTGGTGCCAGGCGAACCGAAGGCCATCACGCCGGCCTGGGAACCCATGAACAGCGCACGGGCTGCTTCCACGTTGCCACCGGCGCCCGCATTGTTGAAGCGGATGGCGTTGCGGTGCGAGTGCAGGATGCAGCCTCGATACATGCCCAGCGAACCCTTGAACAGCGGCGAGCTACGGCCTTCTGCAGCGGCTGCGGCCTTCTGGATGTCCAGCCACTGACCGGTGTTCGTGTTCGAACGAAGGTCATCTTCCTGGAAGGTGTGCATGACGCAAACGAAAGTCTCGTTACCGTCGATCTTGCACGGCTGCAGGACCGGAACGCCGGTTGCGCCACCACCTTGGGAATCGGCCTTGGTCTTCGCGCGGTCAATCAATCGCAGATCGAACTTGTCGTTCGAGTCGATGTTGTTGAACGCGGTCGCGTCGTTGCCGTACAGGACGTGGTTGGAGTCCGGGGTTACCAGGGCGTTGTTAGCGCGGCCGGTATAGCCAAGCGGCAACAGGAAGTTGGCATTGACGCCGCGGGCGCCGGACAGGTAGATGAACAGGAGTTCATCCATCAGGCGGCCCCACCAGCTGGATTGCTGGCGCTTCGCCTTCTCGCGCAGGTTGTGGAGGGTGCGCTTGCGGGTCATGCGCCCGCCAGTATTCACACCGGCGCGGGCCTGGTCGATGTAGATGGTATCGGTGTAGAACTTTTGCTGTTCTTCCTTACCTTCCAGAACATCCTCGCCTTCGACCGGCGCCATCTTGAGTTCGGCCAACAGGTCGTAAGCGATCTGTTCGCCGGCATCCGATTCGAGATCGGTCAGGATTTGAACGGGCACTTCGGCTTCAGCGCCGCGGCCCATGAATCGCTGGTTGAAGTAAGACTTTTGGGAAGTGTCGTAAGCCAGCAGGCCAGCCCAACGCTTCACCGCCTTGGCGTCATTAACGCCGACAATGGTACGCGCCATAATTCAAGCTCCTTGAGATAGGTTCAAGGGAGCACTCCTGCGCGCCCAACATTTAAGTTACTGCACCGCTATTCGGCCATGCTTGCAACGCCGCAATCAACGGCCTTCTTCTCTATTTTCACGTCCTGCGGCGCGGTTATTCGCAGTCGTGCAAGCTGGCCAGACTTCTTGACCAACTCGACAGATACTCCACCGGAGAGCGCAACGCGCTCCCCGGGCCGAACATCAACGATCATGTGAGTCGGCTGACTAGGCATCACGCACCCGCTAGATAGCGCTCGCGTTGCGCCGGCGACATCTTGGCAATGGCATCTTCAAGCGCCAGCCCTTCGAGGCCGTCCAGGTTGGCAAACTCGCTGCCAATGTCGCCCGGTCCATCGCCGCCAGGAACTTGCGCCAGGGTCTTGGGCGCGGCCTCGATCGGAGGCTTACGCTGTTCCTTGGCTTGCTTGATCTTGTCTTCCTTGGTCAGCTCTTTCGCCGGCACCGCCGTATCAGCAATGCCATGCAGCGCCTTGACGCGCTTGTGCGCTTCGCGGAGGAACCATTCGCCGCTCTTGTCGGCGTTCGCCGGATTCTCGGCCAGGCGCTTGACGAAGGTATCGAGGTCGCCGGCCTTGTCTGCGTCCTTGCTGTAGTCGATGCCTTCGACCTTGACCGACTTGACGAAGTTGGTCACGGTGCGATTCCACTCTGCCTTGGCGTTCTGGGCGTTCAGGTCGGCATAGATCTCGGCACGGTCGCGCATGCGCTCGAGTTGGACACGCTCATTGCTGACTTCCTTCAGCGCTGTACGGTATTCCTTGGCCTCGATCTCGCCTTCTTCGAACTGACGCTCGATCTCGGCTTCGCGGGTTTCCAGCGCCGTGACACGATCGTTGAAGTCTTCCGGCAATGCGGCATCGTAATGAACGCCCCGGCTGGCGGTCAGGTTGTCATCATCACCCTGCGCAGCAGCTTCTTCGCCAGATCCCTGGCCTTCAGCGCCCGCGCCTTCGCCACCTTCGCCTTCTGCAGCTTTCTCACCACCGGCAGCTTTGCCTTCTTGGGGCTGTCCGCTTTGCGTGCCCGCGCCTTGGTCGTCGTCATCGTCATCGCCTTCGTCGTCATCGCCGGCAATACCCTTCATTGAGGCCAGTTCTTCCGGGGAGAATTCCGCGTCCTGGATTGCGGCGAGTTCTTCCGGGGTCAGCGTCGCCGCCATGTCTTTGTCGAGCTCAATACTCATGTGTCACTCCTTGACAGTAGTGTGGTGGTTGAAAAATCAGGATTCGTCTTTGCCTTCGGAGGCAATCGCAGCCACTTCCAGCATCTTTTTCTTGGCCATTGCCTGCGCGGCCTTCATGCGCTTTGGATCCTTCTCGATCTTCTCGGCTTCCATAAGCGAACGAAGGTCGCATTCGGCTTTCCATTCGGCTTCTTCAGCGGAACGTGATTTGACGGTAGAGGGGGCCATGATTTACTCCGGTAAAAGGCGATTCATTCAGACGAATGTTCAGGCTGCCATGCTTTCATCGAAGATCACGCTTCGAGCAGGGCCAGAATCAGCGCAATATCCGAGTTCTGCCGGCGCTTCTGATCTTCCAATTCGGCGGCCTCGGCGGCCGCGCTCAGCTGGCCAGCGGCATCTGAACCGTCAATCAATCCTTGATCGTTGCCCGGCTGCGGCATGACCAATTCGGCGGAATCACCGATATGGTCAGGATCCGAGTTCTTGATCGGGTTTTGATCGGCTGCCTGCTGGCCATCTTGTTCATGCGCTACTTCGTCAGCAGCGCGGTCTTCACGATCACGTTCCTGGGCGGCCTCGATCGCCTCCCATTTCTCGCGCACCAGCCGTTCGATGTCGGCGTCGCTGAAGGGGTCATTCCATCGGTAGGGCAGCACGTTTCCGTTGCCGCGGTACTCTGGCCGCAGTTCGTCCTGGACCGTCGATTCATCCTCGACAAACCAGACGGCCGGGAAGTAGGCATTCGGGCCGCCGTAACCAAACAGCGCCGCCAGGCGTGCCGAAATCGTCACTGACGTTCCACCGTAACCACGCCAGCCGACTCGCTGATCGTGCAATGAATAGCGCCAGCATCAAGCGATACAGGCGTTTGAACAAGCGGGTTATCCGGATCCAGCCCAAGCCGCTGCCATACCTCGAGGATCATTACGTCAGGGTATTCTGAATGCAGAATCGGCGCCCCAATGCGAGCAGCGCCACCGGCCCCGATGGCTTGGGTAATCGTTCCAAACTCGATTTCTGTGGTGCTTACGACGACCGGCCGCGCCGGATCAAGTTCCATGCGTGCCCAAATTTCGGCGAGGCGCGACAACGATTCAGGAAGGAGTGTCGTGTAGCTGTACTGCGCAATTCTCCCAAGCGACGCCGCATTCGCACCGACCGCGTTGCCAACTCTGACAAGATGCGTTTGGCCAATGGCAAGCGCCGAGGCTGGGTTGTCAATGGCAACGGCGTTGCCGGCCAGGACAAGGTGCGTCTGAACGATTGCGGATGCCGATGCTACGTTGTCGATCGCAACCGGGGCGGCAACGATCAGACGAGGCTGAATGCCAAGCGACCCGGGAGAGCAAGCGTTTGCCTGCGTCGCATTCGCACACGACAGCAGGTGCTGCTGCTTGATGGCACCGGATGACGCATTGTTCGCCTGAGACAC